TATTTTATCCGACGAAACACCGGATCGCTTGGGTGATATTATAAACGCTGACTCTTGGGATCTGACCAACTTTCAAAAAAATCCCATTGCGTTGTTCAACCATACTCCTTCATTCGTTATCGGCCGATGGAGTGATTTGCGCGTCGAAAAAGGAGCGCTGCGCGGTCGCCTGATCATGGCGCCAGCTGGGACGTCGGCTCGCATCGATGAAATCCGCAAGCTGATTGACGCCGATATTCTGAAAGCCGTATCGGTCGGCTTTCGCTCGATTGAGGAGGAACCGATTAATGCCAAAGACCCGTGGAAGGGCACACGCTTTTTGAAGTCTGAGCTGGTCGAAACTTCCCTGGTTTCGGTACCAGCCAATCCGAACGCCTTGGCGGTCGCCAAGTCGCTCAACATTTCACCTGCGACGCTCGATCTGGTTTTCGCCAAGCACGGCAATCAAGACCGGATTACGCGTCGCGGGTTCACCGGCAAGCACGCCGATACGTCTCGAACTGGAAAGGGCAGCGCCATGAATGGCCTCGCTCAACGCATAAGTGACATTGAAGTCAAGCTTGTTGAAAGCAAAGATAAGCTGGCGGAGATGTGGACGAAGGTCGATGACAGCAATGTTAGCGACGTTGATCTGCAGACCATCACAGACTTGAATGCCGAAATCGGTCAGCTCACCAAAAAGCATACGGCGCTGATCGACTCGGAAAAGGCGCTGGCCAAGACTGTGAGCAATGGCCAGAGCACAGGGCGCGGGATGACCATCTATCACGCGCCGTCTGGCGATCAGCATGAGAGGATCGTCAGCTCGCCGGCTATCATCCACAAGAAGAAGGAAATGGACCTGATCGATTATCTAGTCAGGGCTGGCACCGTGAATATTCTGTCGCGAGCCACACATCGCGTGTTTGATGATGTGCGCCAGGAAGTCTACGGCGAAGACGAAACGACTAAGGTCATCTGTGACCTAATTTTGCGTGCTGCGTCCGCGCCCGCAATCACTACGGTAGCTGGCTGGGCCGCTGAACTCGTGCAGCAGACCTACACGGACCTGATGCCGCTTTTGATGCCCGCGGCTATTCTGACTCGGCTGGCGGCGAAAGGTCTGGCGCTCAGCTTCGGGCGAGCTGGCCGCATCATCATCCCGACCCGCAATCGTACACCGACAATTGCCGGATCGTTCGTCGGTGAAGGCATGGCGATCCCCGTGCGGCAAGGTGCGTTCAGCAGTCAAACGCTTGTGCCCAAGAAGATGGCCGTCATTTCAGTATGGACCCGCGAAATGAATGACCACAGTATTCCGGCGATCGAGGGTCTGATCCGCGAAGCGATCCAGCAAGACACCAGTGTTGCGGTTGACACTGTGCTGCTCGATAGCAATGCGGCGACCACGATCAGGCCCGCGGGGCTGCTCAATGGCGTTGCCGCGACTACGGCAACGGCGGGCGGCGGCCTTGCCGCACTGATCGGCGACATCACCGCGCTGCTCGGCGCGATAACAACAAATACTTACGGCAATGTCAGGACACCAGCCTTTTTGGTCAACCCGACCGATATGCTGCGTGCATCGTTGCTGCAAGCGACCAACACCGGCATCTTCCCCTTCCGCGATGAAATTCGTGGCGGGACGTTGAATGGCATTCCGCTGATTGACTCAGCGACCGTAACTGCTAAAACAGTGATCCTGATCGATGCCGCAGATTTTGTTGTAGTGGGAGGGGAAGCACCTATCATGACCATGTCAGATCAAGCGACGCTCCACATGGAGGACACGTCGCCGCTTGATTTGGTCAGTGGTTCTCCTGGAACGGTCGCCTCTCCGCAGCGTTCTCTCTTCCAAACTGATAGCATGGCTCTTCGTATGGTACTCCCTCTCAATTGGGTCCAGCGCCGCGCCGGCACCGTTGCGTGGACGCAGAGCGTCACTTGGTGATCAAACAAATAAAGCAGGGTAGAGCAGTCCAGTAGCTCACTTGGCTCATAACCAAGAGGTCGCCGGAGCGAAGCCGGCCCCTGCAACCACCATCAAACAAATCAGGAGTTAGATCATGGCGGATGATCCCGCAACTGAGAATGCACGTAAAGCATTGGCAGAAGCAAAACCGGCGACCGAGAAAATGAAGCAGGATTTTGCTGAGCGTATGAAAGGCAAGCCGACGCCGACGCAGGAGGAAAACGACCTGGCGGCGCTTGGTGCGCATTTCACCGAACATGAGGCTGATGGTTCTGATCCGGACCCGAACATCAGGCACGTCGAGGCGAGCAAGCCGCAGGATTATAAGACGCGCCAGATGGGTGCTGCTCCGACGCATCGCGCACCATCGCGCGAGTAGAGTGGGCCGCCAGTGCGCCAGCACGAATTGACGTGCTTCAAACTGTCGGGGCGACTGTAAGCGCCCGGCGCACATTTCCTGAATTTCCTAACTTCATGATCTCATGACAGCGCGCAGTCTGATCGCGAGCGCCATGCGCACCGTCTTGAAAGCCGTCGAGGGCGAGTACAGGCCTGGCCCGTACTACCTTCCGGTCAGCGGCGGCTGGCTGCCTGACGGTTCTTCAACAAATTGGTGGCAGCTCGGCGACAACATCACGCCATCGGGGGCGCGCACTGCAATGGTCGAGGCCTGCGTCGGCGCGTATTCGCAGACGATCGCCATGTGTCCCGGCGAGCACTGGCGGCTGAACAACAAAGGTGGTCGCGATCGCGTCAAGACTTCATCGCTGGCGCGTGTGCTTCGACATCCGAACGCTTATCAGTCGATATCGGATTTCATGCTCAATGCGATCAGAATGCTTTATCTGGAAGGCAACGCCTATGCGTTGGCGCTGCGCAACGATCGTTTTGAGATTACTGAATTGCATCTGATGGACTCGATGCTATCGAGGCCGCAGGTCGCGATCGATGGATCAGTATTTTATCGTTTATATGGTAACTCCATCGTCGAGCGCATGATCGAGGGGCCGCTTGTGGTGCCGCAGCGCGACGTGCTGCACGTGCGTATGCATGTCGATCGCACGCGACAATATCCTTATCCACTTTGGGGTCAGTCGCCGCTGCTCGCGGCGCTCAATGACATTGGTGTCACCGGAGCAATCAGCCAGCAGCAGCTCACGTATTATATGAACCAGGCGCGGCCCTCGGCCGTGATGTCAACCGATTTAGTATTGGACAAAGATCAGACGCAAGCATTGCGCGATCGGTGGGACGAGCAATCGCGCGGCCTCAATCAAGGCAAAACGCCGATCCTTACCGCGGGCTTGAAGGTGCAGCCATGGGCGACACCGCCGCGGGACGCGCAGCTCGCTGAAATTCTGAAAATCACCGAAGAACACATCGCGCTGGTGTTTCGCATTCCGCTGCAAGTGCTCGGCCTCGGCGGCACGCACACATTTGCCTCGACCGAGGCGCTCATGCAGTTCTGGATTTCCACCGGCTTAGGCTTTGCACTCAATCACATCGAAGAGGCTTTTGGTCTGCTCTTTCAACTGAAAGGCCAACCCGACGAGTATGTCGAATTTTCAACGGATGCGCTGTTGCGCTCGGCGATGAAGGATCGACTCGAAGCGCTCGCAAAGGGCGTTCAGGGCGGCATCTACAGCCCGAACGAAGCCCGCAAAGAAGAGGGACTCCCGGAAGTTCAATTCGGCGAGGAACCGCGGGTGCAAGCCCAAGTCGTGCCACTTTCTGCAGCCGACAAAATTCCAACAGCTCCCGCATCACATACACCTGGCAGCCTTCCGTCAGCGCCAGGCTCGCATTCGCCGCCTAAACCGCAGGTGACGCCCGATGACGTCCAACGGGAAATCCGACGACTTCATGCAGCCGCCAATCGAGCCGCACAGCGAACTATTGCTTGATGCCTGGCGCGAGACGCTTGGTGGCATTCTCGCCGACAAGGACTCAGCTTGGCAGCGCCAGCTCGCACTGGTCCAGGCGCAAGCCGACAAGGTGATCGCTGAGCTGCGCGCCGCCATCGTCGAGCGCCTGGCTGGAGTCGATCGCATGGTCGCCGATCGCCTGGCGTCGTTAAAGGACGGGGAGCCTGGCCCGCAGGGTCCGCCTGGGATCGACGGCCAGCGCGGGCCGCAGGGCGACGTTGGACCAGCAGGCGAGGCAGGGCCACCCGGCGAAAAAGGGCTTACCGGTGAGCCCGGCCAGCCCGGCGCGGATGGTCCTGGAGGGCCTCAGGGCGAGCCAGGCAAAGACGGAGAGCGCGGTTTGCAGGGGGAGCCCGGTGCACATGGGCCGATTGGCGAACGCGGTCCTGAGGGTCCGCCAGGTCCGAAGGGCCAAAGGGGTGAGCAGGGTCCGATCGGCTTGTGCGGGGCCGACGGCGAGGATGGTGCGCAAGGCAACATAGGGCTGTCCGGGCCGGCTGGCGAACCTGGTCCGGCCGGCGAGCGCGGCGCGCGCGGCGAAACTGGTCCCCCTGGACCGGTCGGCAAGGACGGCAAGGACGGCAAGGACGGCAAGCTACCGATGATCAAGAGCTGGCGTGAGGCCGTGTACTATGCCGGCGATTGTGTGTTTCATCTCGGCGGTACCTACCAGGCGAAGACGGACACCGGCCACGCTCCGCCACATGCCGACTGGATGCCAATCGCGCTGCCCGGCGCCGACGGCAAATCATTCCACGTCCGCGGCACCTATGAGCCCGGCACGCAATTCCCGACTTATCAGGAGCTGGACATTGTCGTGCTCAATGGCGCGTCATTCATCGCCCGCCAAGACAATCCTGGCCCGTGTCCTGGCGAAGGCTGGCAGATGATTGCTCGCCAGGGTCAGCGCGGTGTGGCTGGCGAGCGCGGCGAGCGCGGACCAAGCGGCGATGCTGGCGCGCCAGGCGCTGCCGCTCTGATGATTAGGTCCTGGCGGATCGATCGTAAGAAATTCATCGCGGTGCCAATCATGTCTGATGGCAAAGATGGCCCGCCGCTCGAACTGCGCTCATTCTTTGAGCAGTTCAACGACGAGACATCGTAAGAAGCGACTCCGATGGCTGATCGAAATATTCAAATCATAACGCCGGCCACCAGCATTGATTTTCTTACGCTCGCTGAATGCAAACTGCTGCTCGGCATGTCGGCGTCTGATACATCGCAGGATCAAGTGCTGCAGATGATGATCAGCGAGAATTCGGCGCTCATTACCACGATGTGCAATCGAACATTTGCCGAGGAAGTCGTAACGGAGAGCTGGCGCGATATCGGGGATCGTCGGTTGTTCATGAGCCACTGGCCCATCAAAAGCATTGCCAGCATAACGGCTGCTGGCACCACTCTGGACGTGAGTGCTTACGAGGTTGAAAATCTGTCTGGCAAGATTTCGATTTTCAATGGCAACGGTGGCAGCTGGAGCGAGCCGGCCATTGTTAATTATACAGGCGGCTATGTGTTGCCCACCGAGGCGCCACTTGCGTTGAAGCAAGCTACTGCAATCCTGGTTCGCGAGGAAAAAATCCGAATGATGCAAGCGCAGACCGCGGGCATTCGGTCCATTGTGCACAAGGATAGCCGCGTAATGTACTTCGACCCCAATGCTGTTTTGCTGAAACTCGGCGGCACGTCTCCAGGCATGAAGGCCGTCGAAAATCTCCTAAATCACTACATCCGGTTCGAAGTGTAATCATGTTCAACATCGACATCGATACCACTGCGGTAGAAAAGAAACTCAACATGATGTCGGACAAGATCAAGGAGTTTGCCGAGCACGATATCCCGACCGAATTTTATAACTGGCAAGCCGAAGACATGCGCCGCAAAAATCCGACGGTGCATCAGCCGAAACGACGTCGAGCACAACGGCGCTTCGATCAGTCGAAAAAATATTATACGCGCATCCGCCGTCACTCGTTCTACGAAATGACGCGCTCGATGACGCATGCCAAATATCTACGCCGTCATCATCGGCCACCCGTGCAAACAACGACGCGCCCCTATCTGCGGCAGCAGCTCGAACAAGGCTTCATCAAGGGCATGATCGATCTGATGCACAGCAAACTGAAATGGTAGCCTTTTGGGCGTCGATTTCTCCACGCTTGTTTATCTACCTAACTACGATCTGTACGGCCGTGATGTCACGATCACGCCGACTGTTTCGCAGGGCAGCGGAGCTGCGGCCTATGGGGCTCGCGGCATTTGGGATAGCCGCACAATCAACGTGCCGCTCGACGATAATTCATTCCTGACCGATCAGGACACCATCCTCGACATCCGCGCTCGCGAATTCGCCACGCCGCCCGTGCAAGGCGATCACGTCAACATTCCAGCTGATGGTGCCGTGCCGGCCGAGGGCGATTTCGAAATCGTCAATGTGTGGGACAACGGCGGCGGCGAAATCACGCTGCAGCTACGCGCCATCAAGAAAGCCCCATAACCTAACTTGCCCGTCACCGAGCAACAGACTTGGTCGCTCGATATCCGCGACGCGTTTTTCAACGCGTTGGACACGGACCCGTATTTCTCTGCCTACACGCGACGCAAGACCAAGATGCTGCCGGTGCAGCCAGCTCTGATCCCTTATCTCGGCGTCTATCAGATCGACGAGAACATGACGCCGGACGGCGATGCCAATGCCGGCTGTATCAGGTTCACCCACACGTTGCGCGTCGGCTTTTCCGTCGTCCACGCCAACAACGATCAGATGGCATTAGAGAAAAGCGTCGATGCTGCGCACCTGGAAATTATGAAACGGCTCTGGACAGACGCGCACATCAACAATGTTTGGACCAGCGGCAATCCAGAAGGCGCATTAATCGAGGCAATCGTGCGCGGCACCGCGCGCAAGGTCTGGGGAAGCGCTGGCGCCAATAACGAAACGCCACTGTGCGAGCTGGAATACAACGTCAGCTGCACCTACCGCACTGAATGGTATCCCGACATCACAGACACGCTCAACGAGATTGACGTCACTACGGGCGTCAAGGCTGGCGATACGTCAGCCGAAATGGCTCAGCGCCAGCAAGTGACTGTCAAGTACATGTTCAGCGCGCTCCGCGCTGCTCTGCAGAAAGGAAATGGTCATGGTTGAAATCAAGATGACGATGAAGACGCAGGGCGAGCAGATCGCCGAGCGGCGAAAGAAAGTAAATGCAATGCGCACACGGCCAGGCCTGCGCGTCGAACCGGCAAACGATGACATGCGTCGATTGCTGAAACACCCGCGTGCTGGCGGCTTTCGTGCGGAAGGCTCGCTGGAATGGCCGGATGATGTTTTCACGCAGCGGCGCTTGCGCGATGGCGACATCAGACTGGTCCTCGACGAGCACGAAGAGACTAAGCCGGCCTCGAAGGGTCGTGCGGGTCACGACGTCTAATCCAAACAAACAAGCCGGGCCAGCGGCTAGTCCTTTCCAAACAAATCAGGAGGGCTAACCATGCCTATCTCGTTTGCTAATATCCCGGCAAATATCAAAGTGCCGCTCTATTACGTCGAGGTTGATCCTTCGATGGCAGGGCTGCCGTCGGTCAATCTCAAGGCGTTGATGGTAGGCACTATGCTCGCACCTCCGCCCCGAACGGTCACTGCGGCGACGGTTGCTACTGGAGGTTCGGGCTACGTCGTCGGCAACACGATAAATTTGGCCAACGGTGTCGTACTCACCGTTGCGACTGCGACTACCGGCGCAGTTGCCACGGTGACAGTCACCACGCCGGGGAGCGCTCAAACGATACCATCGAACCCTGTGCCGCAAGTCTCGACCAACGGAACGGGCACGGGAGCTACTTTCAATCTTACATGGAGCGCCGCGGTTGCCGGTTCATACGGTACTGCGACGCCTGATGTGCCGATCCCGATCGGCAGCCAATCGCAAGCCGATCAAGCCTTTGGACCTGGCTCCGAATTGAGCCGGATTTTTCAGGGGTACTACAGCAACAATTTCGCCAACGAGGTGTGGGGTCTGCCAGTGGCAGAGCCTGCAGGCGCTGTCGCGGCTACTGGAACGATCACCATCACACAGTCGCCAACCGAGGCCGGCACCATTCACTTGTATATCGCGGGCACGCATGTCCCGGTGAATGTGATGACGACCGACACGCCGACAAATATCGCGTCGGCGATCGTCAGCGCGATTAGCTCACTTTATGTCGATGGCGGTCCCGCATTGCCGGTAACGGCTACTGCAGCGGCCGGTGTCGTGACGCTTACGGCGCATTGGAAAGGCGTGGGCGGCAACGAGATTACCGTGATGCAGAACTATTACGGCACGCTCGGCTCGGAAATTACACCGCCCGGCCTCGGGATCACGTTGCCGTCGGGCGGTCTGCTGAGCGGGGGCACCGGGACGCCCACTATGACGAATGCCATCAGCAACATTCAGTCGCTCGACTTCGAATATGTTGCCATGCCCTACAGCGACTCCAACAGTTTGTTTGCTTGGGATCAGGAATACGGCATGTCCGATCAAGGGCGATGGGGTTGGCAACGCCAAAAATTCGGCCACATCTTCTGTGCCAAGCGCGGCACCTATTCGGCTCTGCTGACTTTCGGCGATACCTTAAACAGCCCGGTCGAGTCGGTCTTGGCGATGGAGCAGACCATGCCATCGCCAGCGTTCGAAGTTACTGCGGCCTATGCGGCCAAGGCGCAGCGCGCGCTGATCAATGACCCGGCCAGGCCGCTGCAGACGCTGTCGTTGAATAACATCAAGCTGGCGCCCGTTCAGGATCGCTTTAACTGGCCGGAACTGAATTCGTTGGCCTCGAATGGCCTCGCCATTCAGGAAGCAGGCTCCGACAGACAGCCGATGATCGCCAGAGAGCAAACAACGTACCAGCTGAACCTGTACGGTCAGAGTGATGACGCGTATGAATTGGTCACTACGCTGGCCACGCTGGCAAAGCTGTTCAGAAATCAGCGTCATGCGATCACCAGCAAATTCCCGCGCCATAAGCTTGCTGATGACGGGACTAAGTTTGGTCCGGGGCAGGCGATCGTCACGCCTGGCATCATCAAGGCTGAACTCGTAAACGAATACCAGCAGGACATGTGGAACGGTCTTGTGGAAAATTTGCGCGAATTTAAAGCGCATCTAATTGTGGAAAGGGACCCCGATAATCCGAACCGGGTTAATGTCCTGTATCCGCCTGATCTGATCAACCAGTTACGCGTCTTTGCAGTGCTGGCGCAGTTCAGGCTGCAGTACGATCGCGGCATCGACTTCCAGATCATCGGCCAGGCGCCGCCGCCATTCCAAGCGGCCGGTGGTACGCCGCAATAATCCCCTCTCCGCTCTCTATCAGCCGGGCCAGCGGCTGAGTCTGCTCCAAACAAATCGCTAGGAGGACTCTGCTATGGCTCAACGCATAGCTGGAATTGCGTTTCTAACTGTGGACGGCGAGCAGCTCGCGCTGCGCGGCAACTTCACAGTGTCACCGAGCGCTGTCGAACGCACCATGCTCGCCGGCCAGGATGGCGTGCATGGCTACCAGGAGCTGCCACGCGTGCCGTACATCGAGGGCGATCTATCAACGGTGCCAGGTTTGTTGCTTGAGGATTTAGAAGCAGAAACAGATGTCACCGTCGTAGCTCAGCTGGCCAACGGGATGCAATATACTTTAACGGGCGGTACGTGTAAGGCCGGGTTCGAGAACAACACGCGTGATGGTCAAGTTCGCGTTCGTTGGGAAGGCCTGGCGTGTCAGGAGATCGTGCTGTGAACGTTGCAAAGCCAATTCGCGAAGGGTTTGTCGCCGACGAGTCAGTTGACGACACGATCGAAATACAGCCGCCGCAACCTCAACCGCAGCCGCGGCCTCAGCCGCAGCCTGAGCAGCAGCCAAAGCGCGCTGCACCTCCGCCGCATATGGAGGACCCGCCCGACCCGGTGGACCAATTCGTCGGCGGCAAAGATAAATGGCCGATGCGCGTCAGGCTGCTTTACAAGCCGATACCTGACAGCAATGGCAACCTGGTCGATACGTTGGAATTCCGGCAGCCACGCGGCGGCGATATCAATCGCTATGGCAATCCGTGCCGGATCAATCAGGAAGGTGACGTCGTCATCGATGAACGCAAAATGCACTACATCATGTCGGCGCTGAGCGGCATTCTGCCTCCGATGCTCGAAGCGATGGACCCGCGCGATTGGAATTCGTGCGCGTATCGGCTACGCGATTTTTTTCTCCCCGATCTTCGGGCGTGGCTATAAGTCCAGCCGCCGCAGAAGAAATGATCCTGGATTGTTACCGGCTCGCCGAGCACTACCACCAGCATCCCGATGTGTTTCTGAACATGCCTCTCGAAGATGTGCGGCTGCATTGCTATCGCACCGCGCAGCTGATCGAGCGACGCCGAGCACAAAGCGGCGATTAATCAATGCCTGAGTTCGACGAACTAAGGCTGCAGGTCTCTTTTGACGATCAGGCATCGGCGGGTCTGGGCGGCATTCTGAGGCTGCTTAAAGATGTTCAGCGCGAAGCCGGTAGCGCAAAACTCAAAGAGCAGCACGATCTATTCGGCAGCGTTCTGAAGGCGACGGGCCTTGAGGCCAGGGGCTCGGCGAAGGCCTTCGAAGAAATGACGGCGCGTATGGGCCATTTGCCAGGCCGCGCCGCGACATTGGGATTTGCTTCGATCGAGGCCAGCAAAAAGCTGGCTGAGTTCGGCGAGCGTGTGCACAGCATGGGCCGCTTCGCTGAAGAGATTGGATCGACCTACGCCAACGTCAAAAATCTGACCGAACAAATGGGCCGCGCTGGCATCGAGGGCCAACGGGCCGGCGAGATCATCGCTCAAGTCCTGCGCGCACAAACCGAAGCGCGCACGCGCGGTCTCAGCAAAATGTTCGACGAGCTGAGTCAGCGCTTGCGGCGGCCGGATATGGCGCTGCCGCTGCAGGAGCAGCTGGCCAAAGCCGAGACCGATGAAGGCGCATTCCGCGTCATCAAAAAATTCCTCGACGATGGCGCTGCCGAAATCAGGCGGCTCAATAAGGATCGCAGCGAACAATATGTGCGTCAGCAGATCGCAGCATTCAATCGCGTGACATTGGACGCGTTGGGTATCAATCAGGAATTCCAGCACGCCAAAAATATGGAAGAGCTGGAAGACAAGCGCGCCAAAGAATTGAACGAGCGTGAAGAACGCATTCGCCAGACGATGGATAAGTGGAACGAGACCAAGGAGAACCTGCGGCAAATTCAGAACGAAGTTATTTCCAAGGCGTTCGAGCCGAACACCGGCTTTGCCAGGATGATGGAAAACGCCAACACCATGAGCGCCAACATTCTGCAATATCTGCGTGACATCGATGCTGGCGTGACCGGCAAAAATATTTGGGACTACGTCAAGCCGCCGCAGTGGGTATTTCAGCTGTTGGAATTATTGCGTGGCGGAGGCGGCGGAGGCGGTCAGCAACAAAGATCGCCGCAAGACCCGACGGCCAATATTCAGATGTTCGCTGGCGGTGGCCTCAGCAGCTCGGGCACGCCGCGAACCAACAATGACGACCTCGGTCGCTATCGAACATTTCGACCATCGACCAACATCGAGGACCATCGCCGCGCGACCCGCGAGAACAAGGAGACGCAGTCGGAAAACACCAAGCGGCTGAAGCAAGTCAACGATACGATATATCAGCTGCTGCATCCGGCCGAGGGCGGCGGCGGTATAGGCGGCCCCGGACCTGGTGGTGCGCCGTCGGGCCTCGGCCGCATCCTTGGCGGCGGGCCTGGCGCTGCTGCAGCCAGTCGAACGCCTGGCGTCGGTGGTGCACCGGCTGGCGGCGGCACACGGCGGCTAGGTGGTCCGCATGTCGGTGGCGGCGCACCGCGGCGACTCGGCGGTCGCCCGTCGGATGGCGGCAGACGTGAACCGACTGGCGGTGGCCGCACTCCGCCACCAAGCGGACCAGGCGGAGGGCGAGGCGATCCTAGAAATAAGATTGCTTTAATCCGCGCTGAGGCAATTAAGAACGGCGTTGATCCCGATGTTGCTGTTGCGGTCGCAAGATCGGAAGGTTTGACTTCATTCCTCGGTGATCGCGGGAAATCCGGCGGTGCTTTCCAGCTCTATACCGGCGGCGGCCTCGGCAACGTATTTCAGAAAGAAACGGGACTCGATCCGCTCGATCCGAAGAATGAAGACGAAACGATTAGATGGACGCTGAAATATGTAGGTCGCACTCACGACTGGTCGCCCTGGCATGGTGCGCCGCATGCTGGCATCGGAAGGCATCAAGGTTTCGATAAATCGCCCGCTGAATTAGAAGAGCGAGAAAAGAAACGGACACCAACAAAGCCAGCAGAACAAGAAAAACCGACAACGCCAGCAAAACCGCCCACCGCAGCGAAGCCGGCAGCAGAGCCGCCGAAACCTGAGGTCGTTCCAGAAAAGAAGGATAAGGCGGCTGGCGGCAAAGCCGACGGCGGCATTCTGCTCGGCTTTAAGGGCAAAGATGGCGCCTGGGATCAAGGTGCGTTCGAGAAGACCGCTGCGTCGATGGGCTTGCGGCCTGTCACGGTGTCGTCGTGGGAAACCAACAAAGCGGTTGCTGAAGCAAATCAGATCGCGCAGGGACACAACGGCCCGATCCATGTTTATGGCTTTAGCTTAGGCGCACAGTCAGCGCGCGAATTCGTCAAAGGCCAGCCCGAGGGCAGGATTGGCGGTGCGACCACGATCGCGCCTTTTCACGACACCGATCTATCACCGCTCGCCAAATTGCCCGAGTACAATAACTATCCAGACAGCAGCTCCTGGTCGGCGCCGGCTGGCAAGGGCTACAAGGTCCCGGGCCCGCACCTTGGCACGCAAGCGCATGTCGCTGACTCGCTGTCAAAGAAAGAGCCGACAGTAGCGCAAGAGCCGACGAAGCCTTCGCTGGCCGCAGGTGGCCCCGGCGATCCGCGGTTTTCAATTCAAGATCGGCCAGGTGCGCATGGTGCCGATCCGCGGCTTTATGAAATCCTCAAAGAGTCTTCGAAGTGGCTGCCCGATGGCTACCGTCTCGAAGTGACCAGCGGCAAGGAAGGTCGCTCCAAAGGCTCACCGTGGCATCCTGGTGGCATCGCCATCGACGTCGCGATCATCGACAAAGAAGGTCATAAGGTCGCCAACTATCAGAACCCCGACAGTTTCGATCTTTATCAATCGCTGGCGCATAAGGCGCGAGAAATTCAGTTATCGACGCATCCAGAATTGAGCAACAAATTCCGATGGGGCGGATATTTCAGCGGTCAGCTCGGTAAGAAATACGGCGCGATGGATTTGATGCACTTCGATCTTGGTCCGACCAGCATGATGGGTGCGGGATCATGGGAAAAGGGTTTATCAGCAGACGCGCATCATCAATGGAACACCAGGCATGCCGGATTGCCAGATAGTCCACTGACCGGGCCAGGCAAAGAAACCCCGATGTTCGCGGCCGATCCACACAAGGTGCGCACGACGATGGACAGTTCACACGCCGAAAAAGTGCGAAGCGAAGTCGAAGCGGCTGGCAAATTGAAAGCTGAAGTTATCGCTCCGCCTGGCACCAAAATCCACATTGTTGGTGGCGGCGCTTTCAAGCAAACAGAAGTCGTTCGCAAGTTCACGCTCGGCGATGTCAGCAAGGCCGTGAAGGGCGAGACTAAAACAGCAGCCGCACCACAGGGCGCATCACCGTTGTAATCCGTCATGGCCGAATACGAAGAACTAAAAATCGGTGTGCGGCTAACCGGCGACGCGCAAGCGCAGCTGGAAAAGTACAAGAGCACGATGAAGGAAGCCGCGACCGGCGAGACGTCGCGGCATATGGAGAAAGGCACCAAGCAGCTCGGCTATCTGCAACAAGGCCTGAAGGCTGTCGGCCTGGAAGCGTCCGGCACAGCTGCACAATTGGTGCGCCTGGCTGGCGGCCTCGGCGCTACCGTTGGCGGTGTTGCGGCGCTCGGCGCGGCCTATGCGCTGGCGGCCAAGAAGATCGCCGACATGGCGATCGCCATGAACCAGGTCAGCCGTAGCGCCGAGGAGATTGGCACGACGCTGGCGCAGAAAATGAATTTTCGCGACCAGCTCGGCCGCATGGGACGCAGCGCCCAAGAGGCGGATCAAATCCTGACCGATACCATCAGGGTCGCAGCCGAGAACCGCACCAAGGTGTTTGACCAGCTCGCCATTCGATTAAAACAGGGCGGCAGCAAATTTCGCGAAGACTTTCAAAGGGACCTATATGGTGCTCGCACCGAAGTCGAGCAGTTCAATGTCATTCAGAAATATTACGAAAGGGCCGGTCAGCTCGGCCGCGAGCAGCACAAGAACGAAAGCGAAGCGCAGCAGCGTGAGGCTGCGGCCGAAAAGCAGCGTATTTTTCGCGAGGAAACTGGTTTCAGTCTCGATCTGGCGCAGACGCGCGAGCTGCACGAGATGGACGCCGAGCGTGTCAAGTTCTGGGAGAAGATGGACGAGAATTCGAAGAATGTTGCCGCCAACGCCAACAGCGCAAAGGAGAACATTCACGCGATCGTTGCCGAGCTACAAAGCCGTTGGTTCGATCCAGATAAAAGTCCGTTCCCGGCAACGCTGAAAAACATCAACGACCTGACTGCCGATCTGCTCAAGCTGCTGACGGAAAGCGATCCGTCAAAAATGAAAGAGCACTGGTCGAGTTTCTGGAAAGACTTGTTGCCGGAAGTCACGATCGACCGCGGCTCGCCGATGGATTGGCTGCTACGGCATTTCCGCCATACGCTGCCCGGTGCGCCTCACATCCCCATTCCTTACACCGGAGAGAAAGGCGGCGACCTGGCCAAGCAGCTCGGCATCGATGCGATCCCCGAGCTGAAGGATCAGAAAGAAAAGACCGACGAGAATACCCGGCAACTCAAGCAGCTCAACGATAATCTTTATCAGCTGCTGTCGCCTGGCGGTGGCGCGACTTTCACGGGCGAGGGCGGTCGCGCTTCGGGCGAGAGTTACGACACCTCGACTGGCACGCCGCGCGCTCCCGGTAGCTACACGCCCGCGACGCCGGAAACACCAGCAACGCCGCCAGCCCCGGCGAACGTACCAAAAGCACCAGTACCAGCGACGATCGAGACAATGCCTTCGCCTGGCAGCGTCGCGCCACCAGGCTCGCCGTTCGATCCGTTCATGCCGAAGACTCCGAACACACTGACGACAGCGCCGCCGTCAAATCCAGGTGGTGCATTCGAGTCGGGCATTCCGACCTATGCGAAGGGGTATCTTTCGGGCATTGCGCAGACGGAAAGCAGCTGGAGCGAAAGTCAAGCTTACAGCGATAGTCTGAATAAGGTCGCCAATAATGCGACAGTCCGCCAAATCGGCTACAAGATGGGTGCGGATTTCGGCTACTTTCAAATGAACCGGCGCGATGCCGATTTTGCCGTGCGCAATCTTGGCATGACAGCGGAGCAGGCTTCGCATCTGTACGGAAAAGGTCCAGAGACGCTAGGCGGAGCGCGCGAAGGGGCAAGCACCAAAGAACAGCAGATGGATGCTGTCAATGAATACTCCAAGCGCCGCTGGCCTGACGATTACAAAAAATTGGTCGAGACAGGCGATTGGAAAGCGTTTCGAAAGGCGCACGGCAATCAATGGTTTGGTCCGTGGCGGAAGAACGCTCCAGCTGAAATACAAAAGGAAATGAAAAAGGCCACTGATGAGGCGCGGGTAGCAGGCGCCTCGGTTCTCGGTGGCACTGAGGGACCGGCCGAAGCAGCTGCCCGCCAAAGGATTGACGGCGATGCTACGGCGCGGCAGCGGCAAACGGAGCCAGCCACGGGCAATGTGAGAGTGGAAGTGCCGGCGCCAGGCGGCGGTCGCCCTTTGTCGGACTCGCTGTTTTCGAAAACGCCGATGACGCGCCCGACGCAGATGCAGCCCGCATCAAGCGGCGCGCACGACGAGCCCGCCCGGCCGGGCGCATTGCAGGGTTGGAATTAAATGGCGACTATCTTCGATCTGTCGGACATTGCGCAGCGCCACGGTCAACCGCCGACGGTGTGGCGCGATCAACTATTGCCAGCAACATTTCGCGGCCAGCAATTTCATTGCGAGTCAGTGTCGCGTGAGAACGGCACGCACGTTGTGCTGCACGAATTTCCGAAGCGGGATATTCCTTACGCCGAGCCAATGGGTCGCCGCGCCTATGAATTCACGATCCGCGGTTACTGCATCGCCTATCCGTTCAATACCGGCCAGCCGCTTTACCAGCGCGATTATCGGACGCCGCGCAACAATCTGATGCAAGTGCTTGACGAAGGGCAGCCCGGCATCCTGCAGCTGCCGACACTGCCGCCGCTTTATGTGATGTGCACGCGTTATCGCTGGACCGAAGAAGAACGGTTCGGCGGCTATGCAACGTTCGACATGTCTTTCGTCGAGTACGGCATCAAGCCGGTCTATCAGGGCATCAGCAGCTTTCAGCAGGTGGTCGCTAATGCCGAAACTTTGAAGGCTCGTGTTCAAGCCGTGCTGGCGCAGGGGCCAGTGAAGTCGCCGCCGCCGCCGTATCAACCCAGCGGCGTAGTGATCCCGCCGCAGGTGCCGCCGCCGCCGTTCCAAACGCCAGTCTTCACACCGCCAGGCTAACGACATGGAAGAAAAAGACGCACGCGAGGCCGAGGCCATCGTGCAGCGCGCAATGAGGCATTTGGCCGAGACGATCGCCACGACTGGCGAGCAAGGCGCTAATGCCCGCAGCGCAATCGGCCTGGTCAATGCGAATGCCTACATCTGGCTGCGCGCCGATCAGCTCGGGCCACCATTGCAGAATGCGTTCGACCTCTGCCTGCAGGCTGGCGCGACGCAGCCGGCGATCGACCAGGTGCGGGTATGGACCGACATCGAGCAGCCGATCACGCTCGGCGGCGTGCTGATGCAGAATTCCATCATTCAGTTTTGCCTGGCACTCGAAAGCGAAATCATCGCCGGCACGAAATTCATCAGCCGCCAGGATGTTGATGCGCTGTTGAAAGCGATCCGCACGCCATTCAGCAACGCTGTCGAGATTGCAGCCGACGAAATGGACCAGGCGACCTATATGGCGCTGGTCGAGCTGCAGGCATCGCTGACCAATCACCTGGTGGTGACGGCAATCCCGCTGCCGCAGCTGGTCGGTTATCAGTTCACCGATGTACTGCCGAGCCTGGTGATTGCTTATCGGCTTTATGCTGATGCCGGCCGAGCCGATCAAATCCGCGCTGAAAATAAAATCATCCATCCGGCGTTCTGCCCGCCGTCTGGTTTAGCGCTGAGTATGTGAATGGCTGATCCGCGATTTCCCGATGTTGTCACTGGCCCAACTCAAGAGCCGCAGTTTTCGAGCGCGCCACCGACGCCGCTTGGCATCATTCCGCCAGCTGCTATCGGTACGCAAGGTCAGGACATTGCCGTTCTGAAAGTCGGTCTTAAGGAATTTCAGGATTGGGAAACCGTAATGGTGCAAACGCGCTGGCACGATGAGTGCGATATTGCTCGCTTCAGTGCCGCCGAGCGTCGTGACGATATCGTGCCTTACTGGCAGCTGTTGCAAATCAAGCCGTGCGACACCATTGAAGTGTGGTTGTCGGGCCAGCTCGCCATGACCGGCACCATCATTGAGCGCCAAGTCGCCTACGACGCCGATAATCATGGCGTGCAATTCACCGCCAAAGGTAAATCCCGCTGGGCCTACAAATCATCGGTCAATTCGCAGACCGGCAGTTTCGACCAAATGTCGTTCGAGGAAATTTACAAAAAGGTTTTATCGCCCTATGGCACGCCGCTAGTGGTCGGTGTGCTCAATCCGCTGAAATTCCAAAAAGTTCAAAATCAACCCGGCGAGTCGAATTGGGATTTTCTCGAACGCCTGGCGCGGGTGCGCGGCATCATTCTGGCCTCGGACTATACGGGTCCGCCCGTCGCGGTCGGCATCTACAACACGCAGCCGAGAGCGGCGCTGATCGAAGGCGTCAATATTCAGGCAATGAACGCAGTCATTAACGTCGATGAAACTTTCGTCAACTACAAAGCCATCGGTCAAATGGCAGCCAGCAACGAGACAAGCGGCACGGCGGCCAGCGAGCAGGAGAGCCCGCCGGTCGGCGGCACCGGCTGCAACGAGTCGATCCTGATCACGCCATCCGAGCAGCCGGTCACGCTGCCCGAGCTGCTCGATCGCGCCAGGAACGAGGCGAAGTGGCACGAGGCGGCAAAGCTGACGTGTACTATCGTGGTCCAAGGCTGGACCTATGACGGCGTCAATCTATGGCGCGTCGGCACCAGCGTCTGGGTAAAATCGAAAATGGCGATGCTCGACAACAAGCTGAGCATTCGCCGCGCCACCTATACGCAGGATCGCAATCAAGGTTCGCTGACCACGCTGGAATGCGTCTGGCCGTGGATGCTCAATGACTCGCCCGAAGTCGAGGGCCTCAACCCGACGCCGCCCGATCAGCCGCCTGGTGCTCCGCCGACGGCCGAGCAGATCAAAGACACGCTTCCATTCCCCTGAGGAAAAATTATGCACCGTGCTACTGGCTCCAATTCATCTTTCCGCGGCTACAGCTCGGGCGGCTCGCGCTCGGTTGTCGGCTCGGCCGACGACTCGAAATTCATGCAGGAGATGCTCGGCAACTTCATGAAGAATGAGACTCGGTCTGCGATCGAGTCGCCACAGAATTACGGCTTCACCTCGGTTGTGATGAATGCAGTGCAGAGCCTGGGCGGCAGCGGACTCAGCGGCGGAATGAGCGCCATCAGCAAGATCGTCAGCAGCGCCGAAACATTCATGTCGTTTATGGGCGGCAACCGATCATTTCCAGTTGCAGGCAACATGGACGATCGGCGGCACCGGCTGATGGGGATGGATCAAGGCGACTCCGGAATGTTTTCGACGCAGGGTCGCAAGATGCAACATCTGATGACGGGCGATGGCGTTTTTGGCCATGCGCCGAACGACAAGACCTATCGCATGGCGCTGCTCGATGACAATTCTGAAAAGGATATGACATCGCAGAGCTACCAGGCACAGCAAACCGCGCAACTGCCTGGAGGTCCGGCGCATAAAGCGGCATTGCTAGCGCTCGCTGCCGGGAAAATCCGCGATATCATCGAACCGCTCATCGAGCCAGAGCCTGGCGTACCGACGCTCTACGATACAGGTGGCACTGGCAGCGCCACCAGCGGGACGAACTCGTTCGGTTCAATGGGCAGCATGAAGATGGGCCAGAAAAGCCTGAAGGATAAAAACACTAAGGCGAAGATTTTCGTCGATATGACCAAGGACGCCACACGCGCAGCCGGCAAGATCGTGCAACTGATCATGGCACAAGGCGGCGGCGGAGGTGGCGGAGGTGGTGGCGGCGGAAGTCGCGCCGGCACTTCGGGCGGATCAGGCGGCAGCAGCCAGCAGCAAGGCACGGTACTCGCCGAGGTAAGCAGCGACTCCAAGTTCTACTGCGGCGGCTCGCCGAAAAAAGGAAAGTATGCGCTGATCGTCACCGTCAAGGGACCGACGATCAATGTGCCTGGTCGCATCGGCTGACCGAAATCATTAGAGATTTTCGCATCATTAGATGCAGCGCGCGATCGCGCGTCGCACACATGAACGACCAACAGCGCCATATTGCCAATTGTGTCAGCTTTCGAGGCAGCGACTTTCGCTCGCTGACACTGCGGCTCGATGCTGCAGACTTTGAGCTGATCGAGCGGCTCGCCAAAGAACGCAATTTGCCTACCGGCACCTGCGGGCGCCAGTTGCTGCACGCAGCTGTGCACGAGCAGCGGATCATCGAGCAGCTCAGGCCAAGATCATGACCAGCACCGTGCCTGACGTCCGCCTGGTCCAGTCGTTTCGGCCACCCTATTACGAGGTGACGATCGACTGGCAGCTGCTCGACGACGGTACGCTTGACGATACGCAGGCGCTGGCCTCGGCGATCGTTATGGCGCTCGGCACTAACGATCTGGCCTCGGTTGACGAGGCACTGCCTGATCCCGACTCGACCGATCGCTGCGGCTGGTGGGGAAATCTCGATGCTGATGTGCTCTGGAATGGCTGGAATGTCGGCTCGAAATTGTGGCTGCTGCGGCGTTCGCGCATCGACTCGGTTGCATCACGCCAGGGCTCGACGGTCGCCAAGGTGCTGGCCTACATCCAGCTCGCAATTCAACCGTTCATCAGCGCCAAGATCGCATCGCGCTATGAGGCCACAGCCGCCCGTGTGACCAAGCAGCGCATCGATGCGACCATCGTCATCTACAAAGGCCCCGTCCCTGCGATCCAGCTGCTTTATACCGTCGCCTGGGATGAATTGCAGAACAGCATGAGGGGCTGAAGTGGTCGAAGAATTCATCTGTTTGATCATTGCAATCGGCATCGCCTTAGCTGCGTGGTTTGTCCGAGAAAACTTTAGTCAACATCAGAGGTAAGCATGCCGTGGACCACGCCAACGCTGCGCGATGTGCGCGGCCTGGTGCGCGACAACGTTCGCGCCTACCTGCCCGGCTCCGATGCCAATGTGCCGAACAGCATTCTTCGCGTGCTGTCCGATACAATGGGCGCGTTGGCACATTTAACGCTGCAGTACATTGACTGGTTGGCAAAGCAGCTGCTGCCTGACACTGCGGAAACTGTCTGGCTCGATCGACACGGCCAAATCTGGTTGCTGAATTCCGATGGCACCATCGGCCGCAAGCAAGCGACGCTCGCACAAGGCACAATTTCAGCAACGGGTGTGCAAGGTTCGATCGTCCCTTCGGCCTCACAGCTGACGGTCGGCGCGGGGGCTCAATATGAGACGCAAGTACAAGTGATCATCGGCGCTGGCCCGACGCCGATCCCGACGATTGCCGTGGTGGCTGGCGCTGACAGCAATCTCGATCCTGAAACAGCCATGCAGTTCATAGCTCCGCCGCCTGGTGTCGGTGGCACGGCAACCGTCGTCAGCATGGTTGGCGGCGCCGATCCCGAGACCGACGACGAGCTGCGGGCTCGAGTTCTGCAGCGCATTCGTGAGCCACCGATGGGCGGCGACGGCGATGACTACGTCGCCTGGGCCGAAGCGGTGCCGGGGGTGACGCGCGCCTGGTGCTATCCGCAAGAGATGGGGCCGGGCACCGTCACCATCCGTTTTATGTCGGACGATCTGCGGGCCGACATGCAAGGCTTTCCGCTGCAGCAGGACGTCGATGCAGTGCAGGCCTATATCGACAGCGTGCGGCCAGTGACGGTCAAAGACTTCTGGGCCGAGGCGCCGATCCCGCAGCAGATCGAATTCACGATCAAAGGCCTGGTCACCGACAACGAGAATGTGCGCGCTGGCATCGAGATATCGGTGCAGCAGATGCTGTTCCTGCGAGCGCTGCCAGGCCAGACGATCTATCGATCATGGGTCGAGATGGCGATCTCGCAAGCGCCGAACGTAAATCATTATAACCTGGTTTTTGAAGACACGCCGATGCCGTCTAACGGCTACATGGCGGTGCTCGGAAGCATCATTTATGCCTGACGTTCATGTCAGACGCAGCGGCGATGATTATTGGAGCGCGTTGAGTCACCTGCTGCCGCAAGGTCCAGCGTGGCCCCGCACTCCGTATTCGAATATGCAAATGACACTGCGCGGCCTGGCGCAGGTATTCGGCTTTTGTGACGCTCGCGCTGCCGATCTGCTGGAGATTGAAAGCGATCCGCGACGTACTGCCGAGCTGCTACCGGACTGGGAAAGAAATTGGGGATTGCCCGATCCGTGCTTCTCGCCGATGCCGATGACGCTCGAAGATCGGCGCCGCATCTTGCTTTTGAAAATGACGCTGCTCGGCGCGCAGTCGCGCGAGTGGTTCATCAAGTGGGCGCAGTTTCTCGGTTACACGATCTACATCACCGAATATGCGCCGTTCATGAGCGGCGTATCACGTTGCGGCAATACCAGCGCGGAAGAAATCGCTGCAGGCGGTGATCAGTATCATATGCGCTGGTACGTCGGCCCGGCCGAAATGCGGTTCTTCTGGACCGTGCACGTCATGAATGCGCGGCTGACGTGGTTTCGCTGCGGCGTCGGCCAATGCGGCATCGATCATCTGCTGACCATCGGCCTGGCGCTCGATCTTGAATGCATGATCCGCCGCTGGAAGCCAGCCCACACCGAAGTCGTGTTTGATTATTCCAGCCTGGTCACTGGCGGCTCGATGGCCGGCACACCGTGAGAGGACACCTATGAAATATAATCAGCCCTACGGGATCACGGACACGAATGCCAGCTACATCAACGGCAATCCCGCGGCTGGCATTCAAGGCTCGATCGTGCCGGCCGAGGCGATCGAGTTCGATCAGCGCGAAATCGTCAACTCAATCCTGCAGTCCGGCTTGGACCCCGACAACGGCAACCTGCAACAGCTCTGGCAGGCAACGCAGAGAAATCCGTGGATCACTCACGCTTGCGTTGACGGCGGCACCGCAGGCGCGATGCAAGCGACGCTTAATCCGTCGCCGCTTGCGCTGTTCTACGGCATGGATATTCGCATCAAGCCAGCCTACGATTGTCCTGGCCCTTCGACGCTGAACCTCAACACCATTGGTGCCTATCCGGTTGTGCGTGCTGGCGGCGCCGCACTGGCAGCTGGCGACTACATTGCCGGCGAGGTACTGTGTTTGGCCTTCGACGGCGCCAAATGGCAGATCGAAAATTGGCGTGGTCCTCCCGGCGCGACGGTAACCACCAACAATTACACAACTAAAATACCGTTCGCAGTCGCTGGAGGGACCGCGAACGCTTTGACTGCGACATTCACGCCGACAATCATTTCGCTCACGGCCGGCGATCCGTTCCTCATTAAATTTACGCTGCAAAATACTGGCGCGGTAACGATCCAAATGGACGCGATGCCGGCCAAGCCATTGGTGTGGCCGGATCAGACTCCGATGGCCAATGGCGATTTGCTTCCCAACGCTATCGGTTTCATGGTCTACGACGGCACCAGCTTTCAGATGCTCAGCATCAGGGAGCCGCTTACGGCGGTGGGCTGGCACGCTCAGAATTACAGCGGCATCAGCATTCCTGACTCGTCGTTCGTGCCAGCGAATGCGAGCATGTACAATTCATCTTTCCGAACATCGACCTACTCATCAGGCGGCCGGTTCACCGTTGGCGCCGCTGAAGATGGGTGGTGGGTGTTCTCGCTCACGGCGCAGTTCATTCCCTACGCTGGCGGCGTCAGAGAAGGAAGTTGCTGGGTCGTCAGGATTACTGGTCCGATGGGCTACTTCAGTCAGCAGAACGTCAATGATGCCGGCAACCAGGGTAACGCGGCCTGCGTGATGTGCGTCGGCAAGATGAACGTCGGACAAACTGCAGCCTTCGATCTCTATCACTTGATGGGAGCTGGCTACGCCTATGCGGATCTCTCTGGCTACAGGATCGGACGATGAAAAATTTGTTCAATGCTCAGGGTGCGCCTGTGCATGCACCTAAAATGATGCTGACGATGAGCGTGACGCTAGAGGAAATGAATAATATAGGTCCGCGGCTGCCAATGGACGTGACCGCCTCTCATCTGATGATTTACGATGCTGAGAGCCAGACGCTGCACTATGCAAGAGAGATAGCGCACCTGGTCGAGGCGATCGATAAGTCGCAGCCGTTCCAGCGCATGCCGGAAAAGATCAGCGCGCTGCAAATCAGGCTCGAACTGATCGCGCGCAACTGCGCCACCGAGATGGTGTTGCCCGATCCCATGCTCGATGCGCTCTGGCGTTACTCTACCGAATTCCGTCGTGACGACGAGCGCGTGCAGCGGCTGCTGCATATTGCTGGCGTCGCCAACATCGACGAGTTTTTCATTTCTGCAGCGAAGCAAAAATGACCAACGGCAGTCCAATCACCGCGCCAGTTTTCGACAGCGGGGCGTTTGCTGTCACGCTGCAAACGTTCACGGATGCGGACTATGCGCAAACATTTCGCGTGCAGCTCGGCAATACCATCCCGCCCGTCTATCAAAACTTTACCGGCTATACGATGGAAATGATGGTGCGCGCGCATCCGGAAGACGTTGAGGTGTTCTTGGCGATCACCAGCAGCAGCAGCGGCATGGCACCAGGCCAGAGCGGCATCGACATCTATGATCCTGGTACTGAGACGACGGCGGGATTGTGGGAATTTGCGGTCATCATATTTCGCGAGCACCTGCAGAAAATTCCCGAAGGCACTTATGCGCAAAGCTTGATCGCGACCGGTCCTGACGGTTTCCGGCGCGATATTTGGCGCGGCGATTTGATCAACACGATAGGGCCGACACGATGACCGACACCATCATCCTCGGCGGCGGCACATCAGGTCCGCGGGGACCGCAGGGCATTCCAGGCCCGACTGGGCTGCAGGGACCGCAAGGCCTGCCGGGGCCACCTGGTCAGGTCGGAGCGGCAGGGCCATCCGGTGCCGGCTATGGGGTGACCAGTTCGACAAGCGCGTCGATTGCTACTGGCGCGGTGACGTTCTCTCTCAACAATCTCAACGTGGCTTATCTCGGCGGCGAGCGCATTAGAGCTGTCGCTGATCCCTCTCCGACCAATTACATGGAGGGCAAAGTCAGTTCTCTCTCTGGTGGCGGCGGCCTCAACGTCATCATCGATAGAATAGTCGGCAGCGGCACGTTCGCTAGTTGGGATATTAATATCTGTGGCGATGTCGGTGTCGCAGGTACGCCAGGCGCGCCAGGCGCCACGGGTCCGACCGGATCGACTGGCCCGCAGGGTCCCGCAGGTACGCCAGGCGCGCCGGGTCCTGCAGGCCCGCAAGGCCCAAGCGGCGCGGCGGGCTATCTCGGCAGCTCGACCACCAGCCAGGCCGTCAGCACCGGCAGCAAGGTTTTCACGACGCAAAGCGGCCTCGCCTACACGGCGGGCACGCGCATGCGTATTGCCAGCGCCGGCACATCATCAGCCTGGATGGAGGGCGTTGTCAGTGCCTACAGCGGCACCAGCCTGACGGCCACGATCGACTCGATCGGTGCGACCGGCACCTATGCGGATTGGAATTTCAGCGTCGCCGGTCAGCCAGGTGTCGGCGTTCCGTCTGGCGGTGCAGCTGCCGCGGTGCTGACCAAGAACAGCACGGCGAATTATGACACGAGCTGGCAGCCAGCGGCTGCGGGCGCCTGGACCACGGGCGACGTTAAGTTGACTTTTAAGACAACAGCCGATCCCGGCTGGCTGATGATGAACGATCAGACGATCGGCGATGCGGCCTCGGGCGCAGGTTATGCGAACGCTGCAGCGCAGGCGCTCTTTGCACTGTTCTATAACAACACAGCCGACGCCGATGTGCCGATCCTGACTTCAACCGGCACCGCGACAACACGCGCAGCGCAAGGCACTGCAACCGCAGCCTGGGCTGCGCACTGTCGCTTGACATTGCCAAAGGCTCTCGGTCGTGAACTCGCCGTCGGCGGTGCAGGATCAGGACTCACGAGTCGGGCACTTGGCAGCAATCTCGGTGCAGAGACGCACACGCAAAGCGCTGGCGAATTGAACAACCATCAACACGGTGCGATGCCTGGAGGCTATTCGGTTATCGCCAATGCGGTAAGCGTGTCACCCGGCTCGGGCTATTTCGGTGGCACGACTTATACAACGGTCACCAATTCTGCTGGTTCTTCTACACCGGCAAGTATCATGAGCCCGCGAACCCATCTCAACATCATGGTGTGCCTATGAAGATGTTTCATGAGTTCGAGGATAAAATCTACATTCGCGCCGATGACGAGACATATTTTGGAACGCGCGGCGATTTCGAATATGAGTTCGGTGAAAACCTACCAGCATTGCCTGACGATCTGCCGCCAGGGTTCGAACGCATTTACGAGCCCGGCAAACGGCATGCGATCCAGGATCGCGAGAGCGTTCGCGCTGGCGGCTCATTGTCCTGGGATTTCGGCGATCGCGCCATCGAGGCAATTAAAAAGCTTTGTGGCAAACAGCGCGAGCGCGAGGAAAAAGAACATCGAGAAATGTTGGAGCGCAATAAGGCTGTCTGATGCAGGGAACGCTTAATCTTTATCTGGCACGTGAGACTGATACGGTAGTCGGCGAGTCAATCAGCATGATTGTATCCCCGGCGTTGTCGAATATTACAGACCTGATCGGCTCCTCCTTCGTCTATGTCATCGATCGGTTCGATACCTGGTGCAATCCGCAGGGCAACATCATCGTGCCATGCGTTGCCTTTGCTGATGGCACGGACCCGCCGAACGGGCCAAGAAACACCGGCATGTTGCGGCTCTGGCAGATGGCGTTGATGCGCAAGGGCGCCACCGCGAGCAGCGGGCTTTATAATGCCGCGCTCGGTGCTGGCAATCCGCAAGGTTTCGCACCGTTCCTCACCGCCAATCTGTTCGGCAATTGCGTGATCGCCGCTGGTGATGATGACTTTTTGCAAGCTTGTCTCAGTCTGCTGCCGCCAGTTACCGCGCCGCCAGTTACGACCACACCATAAGCTAGAGAAGGTTCAAGACAATGCGGGGGCTAATCGTGGGATTGGCCGCGCTCGCTCTAATGGCGACGTCGGCCTTAGCTGACAATTGCATCACCATCGGTAACACCGTCAACACTTCACAGCTAGTCGTCACCGGTATCACGCCGACAACGAGTCCGGTGCTGACGTCTGCGGCGTTGGCAACGACGACTGCCAATGTGCCGTCAGGGGATAGCTTCATTCTTGTCGAAGCCGGCATGAATGAAGTCGCTGTCGTCCCGCCAAGCTCTTTCCATAATAGGGCGGCGGTCACGGGCGCCACGCTAACGACGACGTCGGCGCCGGCCGTTACTGGCTTCACGACAACGACCGCAACGGTGCCCACAGCGACGAGCACCGGATCGACTGGCACGATTTCATCAGCATTCGGATGCGGTCAAAATGCCAAGGCGACCGGCACGCTTTCGACAGCTCTCGGACCCGGTGCGCAAGCCGTCGCGGGCAATTCGGTAGCGCTCGGCGCCGGCTCGATTGCCAATCAGCCGAGTACGGTTTCGATGGGATCGCCAGGCAATGAGCGCCGCGTCACCAATGTTGCGGCCGGCGTCTTTCCCACTGACGCAGTCAATGTCTCGCAGTTGCAGGCTGTCGCATCGGGGTTACAGAGCCAGATTAATGCTTCGCGCAAGGAGTATCGCGCCGGCATCAGCATGGCGATGGCAGCGGCAGCGCTGCAGACGGGAGCTGGCGCCGCTGGCTCGGGCAAGGCGGCAATCGCGCTCGGCGGCGGCGAGTTCGCTGGCACGGCGTCGTTGAGCGCCGGCATCGCTTATTCGCCAGCGAAGAACCTTCAGTTCAATGCGGGGATTTCATACGCACCAATAGCGGGGATGGTCGGTGTCTTCGGGGGAACAGTTTTCACGCTTAACTGAGAAAATCAAAATGAGCATCAACGGCGGCAACGTCGGCAAGGTCGTCGAGGGCCTCAAAGGCGCGCCGATGACGTTGGCGCTGATCGTGATCACGATGGTGTTCATGTATTTCGTTTACAGCGGCGTGCAGGCCAACCGCAAAGACATCCATGAAATCATGAAAGTCATGGTCGAGAAGTGCATCAACAAGTGAGGCTTATATGCGAGTGGCGATCAGCGCGGGACATGGCAAATATATTCGAGGCGCCAGCGGCAGCCCGGTGCCGCCGCAGCTCGATGAAGTAGATGAAGCAAGGCGCGTTACTCAAACAACGGCCGATTATTTGCGCTCGGCCGGCGTTGATGTTGAAACCTGGTGGGACGATATTTCTGACGACCAATCTGAAAATTTAAATAGGATCGTGAACTGGCATAACGACACCGCTTTCGGCGGCGGCGCTCATGACTATGATGTGAGCATTCATTTTAACGCCTATGATGGTGCAGCTCACGGAGTTGAATGTTTGTACGCTTCGCAAGAACAACTCGCCGCCAAAGTCGCTGGTGCGATCGCGACCGCTTCAGGTCTCACAAACAGAGGCCCGAAATATCGCGATGATTTGTTCTTCCTGGGGAACACACGAGAAAAAGCGATACTCGTTGAAACCGCATTTTGTGATAACACCAATGACTCCAACATCTACCGTGACCACTACCAGGATATTTGTCGCGCCCTCGCCGAGGCGATCAGTGGCCGCGATATTCAAGGGCAGCCGGATGAGCCGCCTGAAGCAGAGCGGCCACCAACCGAGACGCCGCCACCGAGCACCAGCGGACGACCAACGATCGGCCGCGGCGATGTCGGTTATCACGTCTTCACGGTGCAGACTTGTCTGAAGGCAAATCCGATCGATGGCGATTTCGGCCCGATTACCGAGGACGCCGTCATGGATTATCAAGGGCGACATTCGCTAGAAGTGGATGGGATCGTCGGTCCTATGACGTGGGCCGCACTCGAAGCGGACTACCATCTACCGCCCTATCCGCCAGCGCTGCCGCCGATGCTCGAACAGTCAACCATCAAGGCAATCTGCGATCTGGCTGAGAACTCCACCATTTCGCGGTACGAGTGGAAGGATCGAGGCGTCGCGCCGATCGGCTACACCAAGGGCATGGCCGTCGCCTGGTCTACGGTGCTGCGCAAGTTTCTGGCCGGCGATCCTGCAGCGATCGAGATGGCCAAAGCCAACAGCGGCCTCGACGATATTGATGCGCTGGCTTGGTATGACGATGAATTCCGTAGCGAAGGCATGGACAACAGCAAAGCGGGCACCGATACGCTGCGGCATCTGTTCGTGCTGCTGATGGGTCTCGGCATGCGCGAGTCGAGCGGTCAGCATTGCTGCGGCGTCGATCAGAGTGCAGACAATCATGAGTCCGATACAGCTGAATGTGGCTCGCATCAAACCAGCTGGAACATAAACACCTGCCACGACACCATCCGCCAGGTGTTTGATCAGTACGATGCAGGCACTGGGTTATGCGCGCTGCCGATCTTCGCCGAGGATGTCAGCTGCAATGAAGCCAATTGGGAATGTTATGGCAGTGGCGACGGTTATCGGCATCAGGAGATGAGCAAGAATTGTCCACAGTACCACGTTGAAGTCACCGCAATCGGCTTGCGTAATCGCCGTCAGCATTGGGGGCCGATCAATCGGCGTGAGGCCGAAATTATGGGGGAGGCTGACGCACTATTTCTACAGGTGCAGGACCTGCTGACGCAGGCGTAATCGGGGACGGGGATTTTGATTGTCGCACACAGCAGTGACAATGATCACGCTGAAGAGCTACGCCACGTTGCGAAAAGCGCGCAGCATGATCTGATCCGTGTCCCTGGTGTGCGATTGAGTAAAAAGTTGCGGCAAATCCTGGCCCTGTTGATGCGACGCGAACGGCTCCATAAGGAAGTGATCTATGCCGTTCTCTATCCAGATATCGACGAGCGGCCCGAGCCGTCCATTGTCGATCAGCTGATGCTGCAGTTGCGCAAGAAGATTGGACACCTGGTCGAAATCCAGCGCGACAAAAGCGATGGTTGCTGGCGCCTCAGTTCGGATCACAAGAAAAAATTGCAGGAGCTATTGGAGCGCGAGCAACTCGACAAGCCGATAATACAGGAGATCGTCGTCGGCCCGATCGAAAAGGGCATCGAGCTACCGACACCAGATGAAAAGGAAAAGCGTCGATCGCGCTTTCCGTTCGAAGAGATGGTCCCCGGCGACTCATTCCTCGTGCGTGGCGCTTCGCGGCTGCAAATGAAGCAATCAATTCATCACTTCCGCACCGCGCGGAAAGTCAAACATCCAGACTGGAAATTCACGACGCGCTTGATGCCCGATGGTGCAGTGCGGGTGTGGCGCATAGCATAGGAGTCATGGCAATGATCACCGCTCTGATCTATTTCGTGATCTATGTCATCATCCTCGGCGTCATCATGTGGCTGCTGCTATGGCTGATCGATCAAGTGCCGCTGCCCGAGCCGTTCCACCGCGTCGCCCGCATTCTGATCATCGTTATCGGCGTCTTGATTTTGATCCTGTTGCTGCTCGGATTGATTGGCGGCGGCGGCATCGAATTGCCGCGCGTCATCAGATGAAGAATGGCGGATTGCTGACGTATATCCTTGTCATCGCTCTGTTGTTTGTCATCGCCATTATGATCGTGTTAGCTGCGGCGAGCGGCTCCGCCGCAGCCCTCGGCGCTTAAACCCTCCCCGCGCCGTGATCCCATTGTAGGGCCGCATCCTTCTGGACTGGCCGTTCACTGGCCCCGCTTCACGGCGGGGCCTTTTTTTGTTATGGTGTTGCATGAGGCAGCGGTTTCACCCCCGCTGTCTTTGTCTTGCACCTTCTATTTGGAGATGACTTAAGGCCGCTCGGTTATCGTCGGGCGGCCTTTTCTTTTCCGTCTCTTCGCCAACCAGCTTCATCATCATCGGGCCGAGCGCGGCGGCTTTCTCCGCGGCGGTGTGCGGTCGTTCGCCGCGCAGGTTCGACGTTTTCACTTGCACTTTGCCCTGATCATCAACCCACAGGAACATGCAATCTTCGGCCTCGTTCCAGCGGATCAGTGTGCCCATGCCCTCGATCCAGCGGCGCTTGACGAATTCGAGCAGCTCGGGATCGCGCCACGCATCGCGTCGGCCGGGATCAACCCACACTTGGATCACAGGCAGCGTATTGCCCTGCTCAGTGGTGACGTAATCCGGCGCACAATCGATGACATAGCCCGAACGATCGGGGCGGCGCAGATCGGCGGTGTCCTCGCCGGTTAGCCAGCGGCATTCCCACATCCGGCAGCCGAACGGGCGCTTGCTATAGACTGCGCAGCCTTTGCCGTGGCGTTGATGCGGGCACGCTACGCCCGCAGGCTTGTCGAAGTCCTCGATGCCAGCGAACGCCTCGGCCGGGTCCAACTTGCCGATGGCCACCAGCAACATGACAGTTCGTCGCGCCTCAGGCCGAGCCTGGGCCGACATTGGCAGAAGCTTGCAGCACAGCGTGCAACCGTTGCAGCTACGCGTCATTTAATCGCTCGATGTTGCGGTATGTTTTCACGCGGAATTCGAACACTTTGAGATTATGTCTGGATAAGCCGACGACCATCAGCACTGGATTGCCAACCTCGTCGCAAGTTGCGATGCCAGCCTCGGCCATCGCATTTCGAAATTCTTCAATCGAAGTCAGCGGCGACGGCGCCGAGATGTAACAGCAACCTTCCTCGCTCATTTCCTTGGCAACCTTGACGCCGACGTCGTCGAAGATCGAAACGATTTTGTTCGTCATTCCCGGTTACTCCGCGCGCAAGCGAGGCCGAGCGCCGTCAGCGACACGGCGCGAAACATGATGCCGTCGCCCTTGGCGATAAACGTGTTGTTGCGCTCAGTCTCTTTGCCGTGCACCTGTGCCAGGCCGAGCTGCACCAGACGATCGAGCGCCTTGCCGTAGCATTCGCCATATTGGCTAAAATCCGCTTCACTCAGCCACTGCAGCAGATGACGTTCGTCATCGTTCAGGTCTACTGTCACTCTCAGCATCGTCTTGTCCTTCGATCAGCATGCTTTCATTTCTCCGCTGCACGCGCAGCACGTAAAGCATAAATTGCCGCACGGCTTCATTGTCCAGCCGAATGGTGTTCGCGGTCCTCGGCACGTGCAAATGATAATGTTCGCCGTCGTAGGCCACATAAAGCCCATCGCCGATTTTTTCTTCGCTATATGCTGGCATCATCATCACTGGAGCGTCTCAAAGCCAACGTCAAATTGATCGCCGATTGTTTCCTTGAAGGCATCGCAAAGAAACTGCGGGCCTTTCGACGTGCAGTCATCGCAGAACGCGCTGGCGATGCCTGGTCCGTCGCGATCCGATGCTGTAGCCACGGCTAAGCCACCAAAGTTGTGCTGGCCGACGATACAGTCGCAGGCGAAGCAGGCTGGATATTCGCCCCTCTTTTCGGCGTCCTCTGTCTGCTTGTCGAAGTTCCGCAGGCCAACAAGGAACCGCTGTGCATCCTCGTCGCCAGATCGCGCAGCATCGTAGGTCGAAAAGAAATCGTTGCCGCGGACGATCTGGATTACCACCGAGATGCCGTCGCCGAGCGCTTCGGCGAATGCGGCGAGTCCTTCCTGTCGCGCGTTCATTCGCTTTTCCTCTTCTTCGGAGGCATCACGGCCTTTTTCATTAGATCGAAAATTTTCTGGATTATCCGAGCGCGTTCGAGGGTCGAAAGATTGCGCGTCACGTTGTCAACAAACCGCTCGGTCGCGTCCCATAGCTCTTTATCCAAGGGCGTCATGATCAATGTCTCGCATACAGACAGCGCCAGCTTTTGCCGCCGCGAGTCTCGATCTTACGTCCGCCCGTACGTGCACAGATATCGCTTCCTGGGTTACGCTGATACCGCCGTGCCGGCTCCGGTTCCTCGGCGGCGATCGGCGCCGCCTCGGGCGCCGCCTGGATGGCCTGCGCCGGGGCAGCCGTGGCCACAGGCGCGGGTTTCGGCTCGGCCAGTTGGATAGCAGCCGGGCGCTCAATCGGGATCAAGCGCACCTGGTTTTTGTCTGGAGGTGGGCAGTCTGGCGGCGAGCACGTCTGCATGATCGGCGGGTTAGCTCGGCTTGGCGCAATCGGCTTTAGCCGATCGGCCTTATCGTGAGGCCCCCGCAAGATGGCAGGCGTCAGGATCATGGTCAGCAGGACCGCGGCGCCGGCTGCCAGTGCGATCGTGGTCCCGATCTGACCAGGCGTCAGCCCGCTCACGCGGCGCCGCCGCTCTCGGGCGGCGTTTCATCTTGCGGCTTGGTAGCATCCCGTAGTCGCTGGCGCATGTTATCGCTGATGGACGTGATCGAGGTGGCGATCGAGTCCTCGATCCGCGGCAGCTGAAAACGCGGCGCATCGATATTCGGCCCGTTCCGGCTCGGCACGCCCGACAACGCGGCCTCGCCTCTCAGCACCGGAATGATCGAGGCAGCGATATTGCTGATCGTGGTCCGATATTCGACGGCCTTGGCGTTGGCACTATCAAATCGTGCCTGCAACGCTTCGTTCTCCCCCTCGGCGCGCTCGGCTCGTGACTCGGCGACGGCCAGCATCTTTTCCAGATCGGCTACGCGCCGTTCGAGCAGCTCGGCTTTGTCTTTCAGGTTGCTGTAGCGGGTTGAGAAGTTGGCGAATTCCACGTCTTCGATCGTTGTCGGTTTTGCCATTGTCATTTCTCCTTTGCTTCAACGGTTGAGGCCGTTGGGGCGAGGGTGCTTTGGACGCCCTCGCCCTACTAGGCCAAAGTCCCGCTTTCGCCGACACGGCACGCTGCGGGTTGAGCGTCCGTCATCTCAGCCGGATGCGTCCGTCATCTCAGCCAGATGCATTCATAGTCTTTGTTCTGATACAGATCGCCGGACAATGAGGCGACGATCTGGCCGTCGCTTTTGCGCCGCCCGATCGACCACATCCAGCGCTGCTTTTTCATGTCGCAGTAATCGACGTCTTCCTCAAAGAACCCGTTAGGCAAATGATAATGCCCATCGCCAACATCGAATGGTGCGATATCGAGCGCATCGCCTTTGTCCAGCTTCTCTTTCATTCTTCTGTTCATCTCGCCACCAGCACTCTGCGGAGGTCCTGCGCCCGCGGCATCGGTGGCGGATTATCTTTATAGAAAAGCTTCACACGTTCATCACGATCGGCTTTCGACTCGGCACACACTTCGATCATTTCCAGCGCAACCTCTTCCATCCGCTCATAACGCTGCATCACCAAGTCGATTACCTTCTCTTCCGCCTGCTGCAAGCGCTGCTTGCGATCGAGCTGGCCGATGATCCAGCAGCGGCTGGCGATCAATGTGATTGCCAGAAAGCAGATCAGAAAAAACATCAGGACACAGTTCTCCAAGGATCATCGATGTTCGCGAGCAGCTGCGAGCACAGCAGCTCCATGCGCGTCGCCAGCTCGGCGTGCAGTTGGCGCGATCTTTTCGATGCCGCGGCTTTTTCCATTGAACGATGACGGCTCGCAGCCATCGTCAGAGCATGGGCAATCAGCTCCATCTCGTGAACCCATAAAATATTAGCTTTCATCTTGTTCATTTGATCCTGTCCGCATAGAACCGCAGCAGCTCGGCCGTCAGACTAAATTCGCGGGCCGAGCCGTGCTGATCGCGGTTTTCGGCTTCGCTCGCCCATTCATCGCGCTGCTCGGCCATCTGCAGCGCCAGCTTTTTGCTCTCCGGTAATGGATTGGTCGGATGTTGGCGCTTGTGTCTTGTCATCGTCGCGCTCTCGCTAAGTCTGAAAGCTTGTCGTCCAGCGCCGCATCGAACCAGTCGCGTGTTACGCCAGGCTCGCATTCATGCAGCGTTGCAGCTGTGGCGATTGCTAGAGCCTTGAGCACTTCATAGACACGATCGCGACTGGCTGGGCGGCGCAGATAGTGGGTGCGGATGTCTTTGAGCAGTGCGATCGTGAGCCGCTCGACCACGGTCTTGTTCAGGTCGCCAATCCTGGGCGCGCTCATTCGTTGTTCTCGCGCCGCATGTCTCTGACGCGGGCCTCGACGATCTTGCGGGCCTCGTTGGTTTGCTCGCTGACCAGCCCAATGCCATTCCGCAAACGCCGCTGTGCGTCGGAGGCAAACCAGGAACGCAATGTATCCGGGTCGGAAGTCGCTTGGCATGTGGCATTCACCATGTCGAGGTAGTCAGAAAAGTTCTTTGGTGACGTCTTGTTCTGCGCCTGTTCGACTTTCGTCCCCGTTTTTGCAGCGGTCGGCTGCACTTTGGTTGCGTGTTCTTTTCCCTCGTCCAAATTTTGGCTTAACCGTTCGCTTTCTGTTTCCGAGTCGGTTGGCGCGGCGCTGACATTTTGCTGCGGCATTGTCGAGGCCTCGGCCGACTTATCCCCCGATCCGGGCCCGCCGCCGCCAACGCTGTGAACCTCGACCGTGGCGCCAGCTGGTACTGCCTGTTCGAGACTAGGGAACGTCTCGTCGGTCGTGGCCATGCCATCGGCTACGGTGTGCATCATGGCGATCAGAGTGGCGATGTCCGAGGCGATCCAGGCAGTAGCCGGGCGGCCAACTGCGCGCTCGGCGCGGCGCAAATCGAGCGGCATATTCTGCAAGCCCTCGATGGTGCGCTGGCGCCAGCTTGCCAGGTCCTTGCCGATCTTCTCGACCAGGCTGCCCTTAGCTTCCTCGAACGCGTAATCACAAATCGATTGCAGCGCGTTGACGATGACGTTGCGGATCGATTTCGACTGGCCGATCTGGAATGCGATGTCCTGCTGCCGATCGTAACTCTTGCTATCGATCGAGGTCTGACTTTTGCGTTGCTGGAATGCGCGCTCCATCAAAAAATAACTCTCGACGTCGAACGCGCGGGAATAAAAAATCCAGCTGTCGCCTTGATCCTGCACGCGCGTCTCGACCAAAAACTTGCCGTAGATGCGAGCGACATCGTTTGCCAGCTTGATCGTCGGCCCCTCGATGTAGTCGGTGGTGCCAGCTCTCCGATCTTTGACCGGGAAACGATAGTAGTAATCATTGCCGCGCGACTTGGCGATCAATGAAATCTCACGCAGAATTTTTTCCAAATTGCGCGGCGGCAGCTGCTGGCCCGCGATGATGCGCTCGGCGATCCCGCCCGTGCCGATCAGATCTGAAGGCATCTGCTGAGTGCCAAGCGAGCGTCCGCCTGGCGGTCGCTGCGGCTGCAGCGGCTGGCTCGAAGCGTTGGCGTATTCTTCCAGGGCGCGCCTTTGCTCGGCGCGATCGTCGATGGTGTCAGACATTGTTGGACCTCCCTTTTATTTCCAATGTTCGATGATGACAGTGGCCACGTAGCTCAGCTGCAGCGCGATGACCGCAAAGACCGTGACGATGACCAATCCCCATGCATTGACATTGTTGCTTGCCAGGCCGAAGCCGACAGCGATGCAGAACAGGATCATGATGAGCAAAAGGGAATAAGCCACGGTTTTACTCCGTAGTCTGAGTCCCGATGTTCTAGAGTCGTCCTCCTTTTCGAATTTTGCTAGCAGCCTCTCGATTTTATTTTTCCAGCCCCGTGTTCCAAGCATTCCAGCCCATTTGCTTTCTCCCGACTTCCCCTTAATTGCCTCGTTCTCGATCTCGCCATTTTTGAATGTCGCGTACCTGACGTTTAGTCAGCGGCAGCATCGGCATATGATCGCCGGCCTTGCGATGTTTCATAAAGCATTGATTGCAAATCGCTTGCGGTTTTACCGGCGACGACAGCGAGCGCCATACTGCACGCCCGCATTCACAGCAATTATCAATTTCCGTTTGGACATGCGGCTCGCTTTCCGCCACCGACGAGCAGAGCAAGCGCTTATCAATCTTCTTCGTCATCGTCAGGCCGTGCCTTGAGAATTTTGAGCACGCGAGGATCGGTCGCGGCCACGGTGTAGCCCCTACGATGCTGCACGCGCCAGCTGATGCGGCGACCGTCGGCCAGCAAACCATAGGAGTGGTCGCCAAGCTTGGCTTGCAGCTCGGTTTTAATTTGCCTCTCAGTCTCGATCGCGGCCTTTTTCGTCGCCGAAGCTATACGCAATTCATCGACCAGCTGGCGTGCCCAATTGTCGCCGCGCAGATCGATCGTCGTGCCTTTGTCCTTTGGAAAGAGAGCCTTAAGCAAACGTTCGTCGCGCTGCGGATCGAATGGCGGCATCACGCCAGGATCGAAATAGGTACTCCAAAATTTCTCGACGTTCGCCAGGATGCGATCCTCGGCGACTGGATCGTGTTCGATGTCGAACATCCGCAGCGGTGCATCGAACTCCGATGTCACCAGCACGGCCAGGATGCCCGACGCGGCTTGCGACAACAGCATTTCGGCCAGTACCTGAAGCACATAGTAAGGCGGCGGCGTTGCAGCGCCGTTCTCGACACTGTTTTCGGGATCATCGAGCCAGCGATTGCGAAAAATTGTCCGGCTGACGACTTTGGCCTGGATGACAATGCGATCCATTGCGCGGCCGGGGATGATGGCGAAGCCGTCGGGCGTAGCGCCCAAGCGCAGCTCGGGTGCGCGCAGATAAATCGCAGCGCGCCGCACATCCCATTCTGGCCGCTCGTCTTTTATCGAGTCGAAAACCGCGCCCTCAAGCCGTCGGCCTCGACGCAGCAGCTTGGTATCGACTTGCGGCGGCTGCAGTCCCTTTTTCTCGGAATATAATCGAGCGAGCGAACCGAATGCGCCTTCGCCGCAAACCGTTGCAACCTCTGAAGCATTGACGTTGTCGCGACGCATAGCGAGCCAGCTTTCGCGATCCCTGACGGGATCGAAGGGAATTCTTTCGACGCGCATTGGCAGACCCGGCCCCAAAGTCACGTTATCGGATTTTTCCCAGTGATGAAAGCATGACTTTCACACGGCGCGATAGCGCGCCGCCTGTGTATTCAGTGGAAAAATTTAAAAGCCGATCAGCGCTCTACTACTTACGCCGAACATGTCAGCCATGACTCGAAGCTTGCCGAGTTGTGGCACCACGGCGTCGTATTCCCACTGCGATACCGCTTGCGGCGTTGTCCCGCATGCGTCAGCTACTTGTCTGATCGAAAGTTTTTTTCGCAAGCGATACTTACGAATGCGCTCGCCGAGCGATGGACCGCCATCTACAATGATTTTGTGGGAATGAGTCGCTGGCATTTGGTGGCACTTCCTTGTTGCAGTCATTGAAACGTCGTGGTTAGTCTGGCCCCTGGGTAGATCAAGCAAATCTTTCACCAACCCTCTAGAGGCAGCGCGATGGTAGCACAGCGCGCGCGCCGTAGGCGCGCGCATATTTTTGCCAAGGAAAAGCACGGCCACTATGTCGAGCCACTGTGGTGCAGCGCTCGGCTGTTTGATGTCGAATTCTTCGGCCCGCGCGGCTCGATCATTCTCGATCCGGCTTGCGGGTGGGGCCGCTGCCTACAGTCAGCGCGTGACGCCGGCTTTCGCGTGATGGGCGCCGATATCGTGCATCGCGTCAAGATCGGGCCGGGGACACAGCTCGGGCCGATCTGGTATCGGATGCATGATTTCCTGACCGGCCCGATCCCGACCAGGGCGAAAATTACCTCGATCGTCTGTAACCCGCCATTCGATCATGTCGAGGAATTCTGCCGCCAGGCCTGCAAGGTGGCGTATTACAAGGTGGCGATGCTATGCCTACTGCGCCGATTGCCCGCCGCGCACTGGCTGACCGAGCTGCCGCTGGAAAAAATCTACCTGCTGACGCCGCGGCCGTCTATGCCACCAGGGCGCTTGATCGAGGCCGGCAACAAGCCAGGCGGCGGCTCGCAGGATTTCGTTTGGCTGGTGTTCAATAACATTAGAACGACATGGGCAAGCGATGCGGTAAGCATTCGTTGGCTGCATCGCGACCGAGGCCAAGACAATGGACTCGATGCAGAAAAATCTTTTCACCAAGCGATGGCAGAAAGTCAAAAAGCCCGAGCCGAGTGAACTGCAAATACAGATCGCACTTATCCAGCGGCTCGGTTACATGGCGCTGCCGAATGCCGTTTATTTCCATGTGCCGAACGGCGAGCTACGCGACAAGCGAGCGGCGGCAAAACTCAAGGCGATGGGCGAGCTGCCGGGCGTGTCCGATCTGGTGTTCCTCTACAACCGTATCGGCGAGCACCCGCCGCGGCTACGCGTGCTCTGCCTGGAATTGAAGGCCAAAGGCCGAGCCGCCAGCAACGAGCAGCGCTATTTCGGCAATCGCGTGCTGCGCCTCGGGGCCGATTTCGAGGTGGCGGACACCATCGACCTGGCCGTGGAAGCCCTTGAAAAACATGGAGTTATTCCCCCTGGAAATTAGGGGCATAATGCCCTATATTATGAGGTGACGGTTCCAATGCCGAAACGCAAAACTACGACGACCAATCTAAACCCCGGTCAACGGTTGATGCGTGATCAGCAGGCCGCTCAATACCTCGGCATCAGCAGATCGCACTTTCGCAAGCTGGTGTCTGCGGGGAAGCTGCCGCAGCCGATCAATTTGGATGGCGCCGTCGCCTGGGACAGGCTGAGTCTCGACGAAGCGGTTGATGATCTGAAAGACCAAGACATCAACACTTTCGATAAATTCTACAAAGGACCAAAGTGAGCGACCGATCTAAATATCTCTACTCCAAAACGGTGAAAGGCCGAGGATATCTTTACTTCCGTGACCCGACCGGCAAGCTGATCAGTCTGCCAACTGATCAAGGCTCGCCGGAATTCCGCACCGAGTATGATGCGTGCATGCGCAACATACAGCCGAAGCCGACGGCGCAGCCCGAGGCCAAAGCTGCCGCCCCCTACAAAACCACGGTCAATGCGGCGATCGACAAGTATGAGGCCTCGCCCGAATTCGCCAAACTGAAGCCGCACACGTTGCGCGGCTACAACAACGCGATCAAGGGTTTGCGCGCGACATTCGGCTCAATGCGATTGAAGGACATCGATAGCGACCGGCTGGAAATCTACACTGAGGAAGTTACTGCAAAGCACCGTGCGGCCGTCGCTGACCGCGTGCTCACGGTCTACAGCAAAATCTGGAAAGTGGCGCGCAAGTTCGAGGATTTCGGCGTCAAGAAACTGATGAACCCGACGACCGACGCCGAGCGCCGCTACACCGTTAAGCGCGCGCATCGGGCCTGGTCGCACGAGGCCGAGCAGGCAGTGCTAGCTGTTGTGCCTGAGAACGTTCGCGTGGCCATGTTGCTACTACACTTTGCGGCTCAGCGTGGCGGCGACTGCATCAAAATGCGCTGGTCGGATTTCGATGGGCGCGGATTGCTTGTGCGTCCAGAGAAAACTGATGGTGAAGCCGAGGCCGAACCACACTATCATCTGTGCCCGCAAATTCTCCTCGATGCGCTGCACATGGCCCCGCGTTCGGCTGAAACCATTCTGGTGAATGAACTCGGCACGCCTTACGCCAATTCGGGCGTGCTCTCGAATGCCATTCGCCGCGGCCTAAAGGCGGCTGGCATCAAGGGCTTGACTATGCATGGGCTGCGCAAGTCGGCAGCGCGCGACGTGGCCGAACTGGGCGTCGGCGTCGCTGGCATCAAGTCGGTCACGGGGCACCGCACCGACGAGATGGCCGAATATTACGCGCAGGGCGCCAACATGCGCCGCGCCAACCAAGAAGCCGTCGAGAAGTGGAACGACGCGATCGAGCGGCGTTCGAAATTCGCAGTTGTCGCTGGGACAGAACGGAAAGCGAGCTGACGAAGACAACTGTGAACAAATATGGACTATTATGGGAACCTGTGCACTGGATTGGGAAATGAAAATTGGGAAACACCAACAATATCAAGGCGAGCACGGTTTTTTCGGAAAATCAGCTCCGCATTGAAAACACTCAAGTTTCCCAC